ACACACTAGAGGTAATAATGTATTTAGTTTATACAGTGCATTCACTAACTACTCAAGCTATGCTGATGCACAGAATGGTTTCATACTAAGAGATACTGGTAATGATACCAAATCTGAATCAATGTGGCAGAGAGAACACGAAGTAGCTAAGTGGATATCTCATCCTAAGTTCAAAGCATTAGTTGCAGCATAGGGAGTTCAATATGAAAAAGAAATTGCCACGATATTTACAGGAGCAAAAATATGGAAACGGTATGGTTTTTTACAGATATAATCCTACTGCTAGATATATTGATGAAGGCATTGTCACACGTACTAACTTAGGTTCAGATTTGTCAATAGCAAAAAAGAAAGCTAATGAATTTAACAAATTGATTGATGCATTTTTGCAACAAGAATCTGAGATTGTGTCTGTACAAAACAATCCTACCATTCAAGGTTTAGCAGATGAGTATTTATTATCTAGTGATTTCAATATGTTAGCAGAAAAATCTAAACAAGACTATCAATACTTTCTCAAGACTATGTTGGAGACTAAAATAGATAACAAGATTCTGTCAAGAACATATTTAAAAAATATGAGTGGTGCAAAAGCTAAGAAGTCTTATGAAGTGTGGCTAAATCGTGGCATTTCTATGGCAAACCATGTGTGTTCTGTTACTAGAAAAATCTATTCATACGGTATGGAAATGGGATATGTGGAAGCTAATCCCTTCTCTACTTTTAAATGTCGTACTGCTAAGTCTAGGAAGATTGTGTGGACAAAAGAACAAGTTAAACAATTCTTAGATGTTGCTTATTCTGATTTCAAAACAAGAAACTTAGGTTTGATTGTACATATGGCTTATGAATGGTGTCAACGTATTGGCGATATGAGATTGTTAAAGTTTAGTTCTATAGATTTTGACAATGGTGTATTGAACTTAGAGCAATCTAAACGTAGAGCAACGGTTCATCTACCTATAAGCAAAGAACTACTTGATATGCTTGTACAACAAAAGAATGACTACAACTTTCAAGAATACGTTGCACCTATACCAAAGGCGATTAAAGGAGCATACAAGCCTTATACTCTCGTAGGACTATCAAAGGTAGCAAGAAGAGCTATGACGGATGCAGGACTATCTAATGAGCTACGATTTGCTGATTTACGTAGAACTGGTACTACAGAGATGGTTGAAGCTGGTGTATCTATGGGTCAAATAATGGCTGTTACTGGACACGCAAATCCCAACAGTGTTATGCCTTACATGAAAAATACTTACCTTAGTGCAAAAAAAGCATTGACAGCACGTCAATCCGTTGATATAAGCACAAGGCAAGTGCCGAACAGCTAACATATATATATACATATATATGATACATATAAGTGGAATACTAATATGAATATAAGAGAGTATGTAAATGATTTACATATAACTGTAGGCGAAACAAAACGTATGGATTGTCCTAGTTGTACAAGTAAGAATACATTTACAGTGACCAATAATATGGGTGCTTTGCTATGGAACTGTTACAAACTATCGTGCAGTTTATCAGGCAGCTCTCGTGTTACACTTACTATAGAAGACATTCGCACTGCAATGGATAGGCAGATTAAAGAACAAGAAACCTTTCAGTTACCTGAACATCTTGTACCACACAATAATCGTAAGGCAGTTATTGATTGGTGTAATAGATGGGGTTTATCTGCTGATACATTAAATCTGTACTATGACGTAAGAGAAGATAGAGTAGTCTTTCCAGTACTTAAAGATGGCATCATTGTTGATGGTGCAGGTCGTTCACTCGGTAAGAGATTACCTAAGTGGAAAAGATATGGAAAAAATAGCTTGCCCTATTCTCAAGGACATGGTACTACTGCTGTTGTTGTTGAGGATTGTGTTAGTGCAGCTGTGATTGCAAGCACAAAGATTGTTGGGGTTGCTGTGCTAGGAACGACTTTATCTGAATCACACAAGCAATATCTATCACAATTCTCAACAGCGATTATTGCCCTAGACCCTGACGCATTAGAAAAGATAATGCAGTTTGCAAAAGAGTTAAGAACTTATGTTAAAACTGTAAAAGTACTAAGACTGAAAGACGATTTGAAATATAGAAACGAGGAAGACTTAAATAATTTATATTTCCTAACCCCAAAGGAGTAATAAAATGGAACTATCATTAATAAGAAGCCTAATGGACAAACCTTTCTATGAAGACCATAGAGGTGCTAAGTGTCCAGACCGACTGTTTAGCAAAGACGTAAGGAAGATAAAACAAGCACTAGACAAAGCAATGACTAACTATCAACGCACTGTCACCCCGGATGAGATTGAAGCTTTATTTATATCAAGCAATCCATCTATGACCACTGTACAAAAGCAAGCCTACTCTTCCTTATTTGCAAGCATAAAACGTGAGCAACCAATGGGAGAAGATATTGCACAAGAAGTTTTATCTAAACTATTTCAGCAAGTTGTTGGTGAAGACATTGCTAATCTTGGTTTTGATTATGTCAATGGTTCTAAATCTACACTTGAACCTCTTCGTAATATTCTGGAGCACTATGGTGATGATTTTACACCTAATCTAAATATCGAATGGGAAGACATAAGCATTGAAGCATTACTTTCTAAGAATGATTTAGAAGCACGATGGAACTTTGGCATACCAAGTGTGGCACGTGTTATACAAGGAGTGAACGCAGGTCATCTAATCGAAGTTGGTGCTAGACCAAATACAGGTAAGACATCCTTTCATGCTAGTCTGATTGCATCTCCCGGAGGTTTTGCACATCAAGGTGCAAGATGTATTATACTATGTAATGAGGAAGGACCACATAGAGTTGGTGCACGATATCTAACTGCTGCGACTGGTATGACTATGCATCAAGTCAAAGACAATCCACAGAAAGCACAAGAACTATATGGTCATGTAAGAAAGCATATAGATATCAAAGATGCATCTAATAAAGATATGGCATGGGTTGAGAGTGTGTGTAAAACATTCAAGCCTGACGTAGTTGTATTAGACATGGGAGATAAGTTTGCTACATCTGCTGGTTTTGCAAGACCTGATGAAGCACTAAAAGCAAATGCTATCTATGCAAGACAAATAGCTAAGACACACAACTGTGCTATGTTTTATATGTCACAACTAAATGCTGAAGCAGAGGGTAAGATTGTGTTGAATCAAGCTATGATGGAAGGTAGTAGAACAGGTAAAGCTGCTGAAGCCGACTTGATGGTATTGATTGCTAAGAATCCACCATTGGAAGGTCAAGATGAGGAAGGTCCTGAGAGACACTTAAACATTGTTAAAAATAAGTTGACAGGTTGGCACGGTACTGTTACTTGTAATCTTGATTATAAAACTGCTAGGTATACAGCATGAAGCTAACACTTGACGTAGAAAATACTGTTACTCATAGGGGTGGTAAATTACACCTAGACCCTTTTGAGACAGACAACAAGTTAGTAATGATAGGTTGTCTAACGGATAGAGGGGAAGAGTATCTGTATAGAATAGATGATACATTCACTGAAGAGAAACGTGACTTCATACAGAATCTACTTGATGAGTGCACCATACTTATAGGACACAATATTGTGCATGACTTAATGTGGTTGTGGCAAACTGGTTACAAATATGAAGGTCCAGTTTTTGACACTATGTTAGGTGAGTATATACTACAGAGAGGTATTAAAGAACCTCTGTCTCTTGAAGCTTGTGCAGAAAGGTATGACTTAGATACTAAGAAACAAGATACGTTAAAGGAATACTTCAAGAAAGACTTTGGTGTAGATGAGATACCTGCTGAAGAATTGAGTGAGTACCTATCTTCTGATTTACATGCAACACAACAACTTAGTGATGCTATAAATAGAAAGCTAAATACTGTCGAATACTCAGGATTATATCCTACTGTTCTATTAACTAATAGAGTTGCTATAACATTGGGTAAGATATATGAGAGAGGTTTTAAAGTTGATACTAAAGCACTAGATGAAGTTAGGTACGAGTTTGAGCAAGAGAAACAAAACATAGAGCAGAGACTAAACAAACAAG